ATAATACTGTCCAAGCGGAAGGTCAGAGGTAAATGCAGCCTTTCCATCCTTGCCTGTTACTGTTCTCTCAATCTGTGTATCAGCCTTTACGATTACCTTGCCATCTTTGTTCACGATATCTTCTTTCGCAAATAAACCAAATACTGCTCCTTCAAGTGCTTCCTTAGTCTCTGAATCCGTCTTGGTTACAGTAATCTGCACTTTCTGACGCTCATTTGTCACATCCGTTCCTGCAAATACAACCTTTGTATTCTGGTCGATATAGGAAAGGTCTGCCTCAATCGGTGTATCATCTAATACAAATCCATCAATGGTCTTTGTCTCAACAAAATAATATCTGCCAAGTGGAAGGTCATCAATTCTTGCGATCCCCTTATCATTTGTCACGATGCTTGCCACCTTGTCTCCTGCCTTGTGATATACAGTGTCAAGTCCGTCAGCACTCACGATATCCTCTTTTGCATATACATCAAAAGTTACTCCTGCAAGGCTGTCCTTGAAGAAATTGAAGATAAAGTCGTACCAGTAACCCTTCATAAGAGTAGTGTCTGTTACAAATTCGCCGTCCTTATTGATAACGATGGAACCTGTAGGAACTTCATCCTTCATCTCTACATGCTGCACTTTTCCTGTATCCTCCACTGTAAACTGGATATCAGTTGCCTTGAGGTATCCGTAAGGAGCAAACTCTTCACGAAGAGTGTAAGTCTCTCCAACTACAAGTCTCTTGATTACATGTGCTTCCTTAGCATCAGATGTCCATGTGTCTACCACATTTCCATCCTTATCAAGTACAGTAAGTGTTGCACCTGTAAGCTCTGCACTGCTTGTGATATCTGTCTTTGTAAACTCAAAGGTTGTAGGAGTGTTCTTATACTCGCTGTTATATACAGCAGTCTTAACATCCTGTCCCTTATACTTGGTATCAAAGTTTACTGCTTCCTCATTTGTCACATATCCGGCAGGCTTTACAAGCTCCCTTGCAACATATTTTGCAAATGGATAATCCTTAACAAAAGCAATCTTTCCATTCTCATCAGATGTTGCCTTCTCAAGAAGAGTACCTTTCTCGATAATAACCTTGCCATCAGCATTCTTGATATCCTCATCTGCATAAAGACCAAATACTGCACCTGCAATCGGTGTGTTATCTTCTGCATCAAGCTTAGTCACTGACATATCAAGCTTCTGTCTGTCATCTGAGAAAGTAAGGCTTTCCTTGATAACAGGTGTCTTATCATCCACATATGTGAATGTCACTTTCTGCTCATTCGGATTTAATACATATCCGTATGGAGCTTCCACTTCCACAACCCTGTACTGTCCAAGAGGAAGATTCTTAGCTGTTGCCTTTCCATCCTTATCAGTTGTAAGAGTTGTCACAAGGTCTCCCTTGCTGTAATACTTAATGCGGTTTCCGTCTGCATCCTTCTGGTTGTCTGCTGTGTAAATATCCTCGGCAGCATAAACTTTGAATTTTGCTCCGCCAAGTGAGCCTTCCTTATAAACAAACTCTTTCTCATATGAGCTTGCAAGAAGTCCACCCTTAAATACGTCAAGTACCTCTCCCTTCTTTTCTACAGTCAGCTCTCCGACTGCAGGGGCATCGGAATATTCCACAGTAATGATTGCATCATTTGTATCACCATCTGTCTCAAATGCTGTATCAGTATCAACAGAGATATTGACATACTTATCATTTACAACATATCCGTATGGTGCAGATACTTCCTCAATACGGTAGTTACCGATTTTAAGTGCTTCCGGTAAGATTAAATCTCCGTCCTCATCAGTAAAGAATGAAGTATGCTCTACCTTTGACGGATAAGTTGTGTACTGCTTCACATATTCGTTCTTATCAAGGTTGAAAATCTTAAACTCTGCATTTGGTACAAGTACTGTCTGCTTTGTATCAGAATCCTTCTTGATTACACGAAGCTTTGCTGTAAACTCTCTGTCCAAGAAAACTCTCCATGTCTGAGGCTCTGTTGGATGATTCTCCTTTATCTTTACCTCAAATGGCTTGATTGTTTTCATGTTATGCGGAGTCTTTGACTCAACTACCACATAGATTCCATAAGGAATTGCAATAGAAACTGCATGTCCCTTGTCATCTGATGTGATAGTTGTTGCTCCGTTTTCTCCGATTACTATCGGAGTAGCCTTGTCAAAGTCATAACTTCCATCTGCCTTTACAGGTAAAGATGATTTCAAATAAGCTGTAAACTTTGCACCTGCAAGCAGTCCTGCTTCAGTATCATCGCCATTGTCAGATACCTTGATAAGCTGGAATGGCTGCTTGATGACCTGCTCTGCTGAGGTTGTGCTTCTTGATACCTCTGCTACAAGGTCTCCCTCATAGTCGCATACTACATCGTGCTCCTCTTCGTCTAAGAGATACCCCTCTGATGGAGTGATTTCCTTTACATAATAATTTCCAAGATAAAGGTTATTGACCTCTGCTTCGCCATTCTTATCTGTTGTAAGTGTTGCTACAAGATCGCCTGCTTTGAATACAACTCCTGTTGCTCCGTCCGGATGCACGATATCGTTTCTTGCATAAAGACCATAAACTGCACCTTCAAGACTTGCATCGCCCTGGGCAACTGCCTTTCCGGATTCTTTATCAACCTTATAGATGTGAATCTTTGCAGTAGTTCTGTCATTCTTAAAAGGATGACTGAATGATGCTTTTGCCTGTGTTTCAGGTAATACATTGAAATTGAAGCTATATACATCAGACTGGTTTCTGATATACGCATATGGTGCCTGTGTCTCTTGGATATAATATCCGTTAGAGATTGGCAAATCCACGCTGTAGCTTGCCTTTCCATCCTCACCTGTAGTTACTGTCTCAAGAGCTGTGCCCTTTGTCACGATAACCTGTCCGGCATAGTTTCTGATGTCATTTCCGGCATAGAGTGTGTACTTGCCGCCATCAAGAGGATTCTCTGTATCAGAGTCCTTCTTTACGACAGATACTTCCGCTTTCTGTCTTGTATTCTCAATCGTAGTTGATTCATACTGGACTGTCACAGTCTGGTCCTTATACTCAACTGCTACTGTCTGAGGTGTGGTATTGATTGTATATCCATCAATGCTCTTAATCTCAGTAACCACATAGGTTCCCAGATGAAGGTCAGATAATACCACCTGTCCGTCAGTTCCTGTTGTAAGGCTTTCTGCCACAACATCGCCAGCACTATACACCTTTGTACCATCTGCCTTGTAGACATCTGCTCCGGCAGTTACCTTGAATGTTGCTCCAGGAAGCTTCTTTTTCTCATAAGTGAAATTGCTTCCATTCCAAGAGCTAAGCACCTCACCCTCTTTATAGATCGTGATTGCTCCAAGCTGTTCCTTATCTGTTGCAGAGATTCCAGTTGTCTGTCCTGCTTTTACAGTAAGTATATGAACCTTACCGGAAAGGACATATCCCTTTGGTGCAGTAATCTCTTTTACATAATAAGTGCCTGCAACAAGTGCAGCTGACTTTGCATATCCGTTTCCATCTGTTGTCATTGTCTGTACTCTGTTTGTGCATCCGCTGTCAGAATAGATTCCATAGACTGCTCCGGAAAGCTTTACTCCACTTGACTCATCTGTCTTTGTAAGCTCGCCATATCCGATATTTTCTGTCTTGACCTTGATATAGGCTTTGATAGGATCTGCTGTCGGTCTTTCAGAAATAAACTCCTGATATCCGCTCTTTCCTGTAAGCCAGAATACACAGCTTGATGTTGTCTCCACCTTGCCTGCGTTTGATGTGAATGTTCCTGTTGTAGCTGTAGTATTCACGCTCTTTGAAGAGATTGTGATACTGTTGCCATTCTTATCAACAGAATATCCGCTGACGCCAAAATCAAAATCAGATAAAACACCATTACTGTCAGATAATGTTGTTTCAAATCTCTGACTTCCCTCATTCCACTTTAACTCATAAGTTGGTGCCTCACTGGTTCTGCGTGATGCAAAACTTGGAAGCGTTGCATTGTAGGAACTGCTGATATTGTCTCTGAGTCTCTCATAATAGCTGTATGAAGAATCAGGACTTGGTGCTGTGTTACAGAGCTTTCTTGCTGCTGAATCACCGCTTCCGGTTCCAAAGATATCTGCTACAATAACCCATACCATTGCCTGAGTTGCAATATACTCATCGCATTGGCTGTTGCTTGGTGCCGCCTTTTGTGTACTGTTAAATCCATAATAAAGGCAGTAACTTAAAAGCTTTCTCTGCTGTGCTGACATTGATGTGCTCGCATCATCGTAGCTGTTCATAAGCTGACCGCCATCTGCTCTTAATCCGAAATTCATACAATATGCCGAATTGCCATCAAGAATTGAATACAGAATCTTGCCATGATTAAATCCGGGCTTCAGCTCACTTACTTCTCCGGAATTTTTGACTGATGCATTCCAGAACGCAATATTTGCCTGCGGACTGGCTGCAAATGCTGTTGTACCATTCGTAAAGAGTGTTCCAACCAGTGTGAGCATAGCCATAAATCCTGCCATAAAACGCTTTAGTTTCTGTTTCATATGCTCTTTCCTCCTTAATTTACGCATAAAAAAAGAAAGACATAAGTTTATGGCTTACATCTTTCTTCCTTCTGCTTCTATTCGTTTTTATTTATCTGTGACATCGAAACTCGTAATAGTCTGTGCCGCCTGTAGTGTAAACTCCATCATAACTGATGTAGAATACCGGATCTGTTTCCAAAAGTAACATACTTGCAATATATTCTGCGATTGCATCCTCAGATGATAACCGCTGTCCATCAATGGTACTTGCTTTGTTGAGGTCTGTCTCTACAAACACACTGTAATAAGAGCCTTCCATACCATCGTAAGGATAATACTCATTGTACTCTTCCTGCGTGATACTGCCATCATTCAAATGGTTCTGTAAATTCTGCTGTGTGGTAATCATCCCTCCTGCCTGACACTTTGCTGTTGCAAGTGACACAACATTTTGTGGACTGTATGCCACGGATGCAGGCTGTGGATTGCTCACATTGTCTTTCGGACTGTCTGTAGTCTGATCACCATTACCTGCATTACTCTGATTTCCACCTGCTTCCTTATTACCACTTGCAGGAGCTTTCTGTTCAGGCTCGTCATTCTGCTCTGACTTTTCTTCCTGCTTTGAAGCAGTTTCATTATCAGCGGACCGGTTATCTTCTTTATCAGTCTTCTCTTCTGAATCTTTAGCCTCGGCAAAATCTTTGGCTATCTCTTCACTTCCAGCTTCGGTTGTGACCTCTGTGACAGCTTCCGTTGCCATCGTTGCTTCTTCTGTAGGCTTCACACTCTCCGTCTGTTTCTCTGCCTGATTATCAGCCTTTTCCTTACCACCATTACAGGCAGCCATTGAAAAGACCAGTACTGCGGATAATAAGATAATACTTATCTTCTTCATAGTAATCACCCATCCCTTCTCCGCAAGAGGGACAGGCTTCGTGTTCCGTGCCATCCACCCTTGCGGTAAACTATTTATCTGTAATGCACGGGACACATAGGACTGTCCCGTATTCTGTGCATCTTAAACTCCTTTCATTATACCAGCTCTCTTAATTTAAAGAAATACTGCATAAGTCGTCTGTTTTTCTTATAATTCAAGAATAAACCCTTTGCCTGCATATATGCTCACCTCCTCTCAGAATGTGCCCATTCTTACGAATGAAAGAAATACCCTTGCCACCATTGCGAATAGAAGAAGAATTATTCTGGCAAGTCCTAAGACCAGCTTCAAAGCTCCAAGAATTATCCTTAATATCCACTTGAGTATCTCTAAAATCACTGTTCCTACGGCTCCCATAACTCTTCTCATAATAATCAGTCTCCTTTCGACATCCATCCCATTGCAAGTCCTGCAACATCTGCATCGTCCATAACATCTTCTGTAGGTTCTTGTGCTTCACTATTGGCTGCCTGCATTATTACCGGCTGACCAACATTCATCCCGGATATCACTCCGCCTAACAGCCTTATGACCTCTTTTCTAGCCTCATTGGTTGCTGCTTCAATGACTTCTTCCTTAATGTCATCAATATCTTCTGACCGGATATATTCAGCCCTTTCTTTTTCCTTCTTCTTGATAACAAAGGTTTCTTTTCCATAATTATCAATGTAGAACTGAATCGCATCTATAATGAACTGGTTCTTAGATTTGAAAATCTTCGGATCAAGGTTCTGAATTACATCATTGATTTTCACATGCTGAGGATTGCTCATGTTGAGGCGGACAGAAGTTTTTACTTCGTATTCAAGTCTTCTTCCCATCATCTGCCTCCTTATGATAATCGCTTAGTGCTTTTAAGCCCCATCGTAGCAAGCTGCTCATATCCTCTTGCATTTGCCTTTACATCAAGGTTATAGGAAATGTTCTTGGCATCATGACTACCAAAATTTTTCATCACAACTGCCCCGCCTCCGACAAATACAATCGGTGTAGTCTTTAAGTTATACCCAAACTCACGGATCGAGTTATATACCTTATCAACAAAATCCTCTATCTCTGCCTTGATAATGGCAAAGTATTCATCATCAATATCTGACCTGCCATATCGCATGATGTTCTGTATCTCTGACTCGTCTACCTCTCCGTTAAGCTGTCTTACACACTGCTCATTGATAGAACGCATACAGGTAATAAGACCTTTTGGAATCGTCACACACTTTGATTCATCCGGTGACTTGTTGATTACCGGCATAATGTCGATTGTCCAGCTACCAATATCTACTATCAGCGTTTTCTTTGCCATTGTAGGAATCTTGTCCACTACTGCTGCATAACACTGAGGGAATACTGCCACATCATCAATCTCGATATGATACGGCTCATTCTCATATTTGAAGCTCACCCGCTTATTCTTTGTCAGGTACTTGATAAAGTCATTCTTCTCAGCCCCAAACCTTGTAAGTGGAAGTCCCACCGCAAGGAATACCTTTGCCTCTGCAAGACCTCTTCTTTTAAGTTCCTTAGCAACTGCTGCAAGAGTGAGAAGATAAAAGCTGTCATCTTCGACCTTGGTATCCTTTACTTCCTGCCTCACAGTTCCAACCTTATAGAACTTTCCTTCATACTCAAGTACATCACCGAAAAGTGCCGGAGTAGTTGTAATCTCCTTAACACCTGTGACAAATACCTGAGAGATTGTTTTCATCATTGACCAGCCATGATCAATGCCGATTACTTCTAACTTGTTATTCATGTTCCTGTCTCTCCTTCCCTTCCGTAATAATTGCTTCCATATCCTGCTCATCTGTACCTTTTCTCCCTTCCTCTTCCATAAGCTGCTCAATAAACCTCTCTGATCTGGACGACATTGCAACTAATGAATATAGAAAAACCAGGATGATACTTATTCCGACCAACACAACAATCCAGCATAGCTTCATGTAAATACGCCTCCTTCTGTAGATTCTTCTAAGGGGCACTTACAATTTGCCTGACATTTTCGTGCCAGTCTTTGGAAATAAACACATTTCAAACATTCGTGGTCTGCCATAAATAGTGCTTTCTCATTTTTGGCTACAATCTTTCGGTAACGCTTTTTCAAATAAGAAACATCATATAAATCCTGCTTGATTTCATTCATGGCATTTTGCTTCATTATCGCTGTATTCAGTGAATTAATGTAGCTGACGAACTTTTCCTCAGTGCTTATATCCACACCTTTAAAAGTTAATTCCATTCACTACTTACCTGCTTTCTACACGGCTCATGCCATGTAGGTGTGCTTTTTTCCCATTTGCCTGCACACATAGGAATTACAGATAAGCCGCATCTGCGTTTACGACGCATTAAGTTAAATTAAATAATGCTATCCTCTCTACCGCCTTTTTGAGAGCCAGGAAGTTCCCTTTGAACACCTTCATAGTTTATTATCCTTCCGCAACAGTATTGACTACCCTTACTCGCTCCACTTTCATTTCTCAATCCTTCAGCACTCTTCGCAAGTATATTTGATTTCCATCAGGTATCTGAACCGGAATTATCACTATATCTGTAATTGTTATTCAATTGTATGAGCTGCTTTGCAACTCGCAGGATTATGATATAGCAAAATTTTGAATCCTTGAACTTCGCCAAAAGAAGTATTTTCAACATATCTATTCTTTTTATGTTAGTCCTCATTTGTGGTCTGTTCGTATTTTCATTATATAGTCCACATTTGTGGTTGTCAATATATTTTCAAAATAATGTACCACTTTTGTGAACTCTGTGTTAAAATATTCATATCAATTTGTTTGAGGTGATTATTAATGGATAATAGACATTCAATTGGAAGTAAAATTCAAAAATATAGAAAATTAAAAGATATGACACAGGACGAATTATCAAAACAGTCCGGTATTTATTTATCTACCATAAAGAAATATGAAAGCGGTGAACGAAATCCAAAACCAGATCAGCTTCAAAAAATAGCAGAAGCTCTTGGCATTAGCGTAACTGTATTTCTTGATTACGATATTAATACTGTTAGTGATGTTCTTTCTTTAGTTATGAAGCTTAACGAACAATCCCCATTGAAAATATCTGCTGATAAGGATAAAGATGGCAACTACATCCCCAGCAGCATACACATGACATTTGAAGATTCACAAATAAATGAAGCTATTTGTTCTTATCTAAATTGTAAACAACAGATAGATTTAATTGCCTATGAGGATAATGATAAAGCTGTGATTGAACAGCAAAAAGAATTTTATGATGATAAGATTAACAGATTGCTCTTATTTAACGAATGTATTAAAAAAATCCGCTAAATTGCGGATTTTTTCTTTGCTAGGACTCTATTATAATACTTCTCTTTACATATCCTGAGTAGTTTATCCCCTACTCAAATAGCTTTGGTAAATCGTTGGTAAAAATCTACTGTAAAATCCCCAAAACACTGTAAAATCAAGTGTTTTTAATCAAGGTTAGTATGTTGCCGTGGCAAACAAATAATACGCGTATCATATATTTTTTACTCCTAACTTATCTCGGATTATCTCGGTTTTTCCTTATTTTGTGGGCATTTGCGCACTTTTTCAGTCTGCTGACCTTTTTTCCATATCTCGGCTTTTTTCGGCTTATCTCGGTATGTTTATTCCATCAAATGGTCTAAAAATTGGTCTAAAATGGTCTATGATTTCAAGTTTAGACCATCGGCTTTTTTGCTGATATTTGCCGTTCACCAATGGCTGATTTTTTATAAAAGCCATTGTATTCTCTGGTCTATCAACCACTCTTACCAAGCTTAATCACCTGATGTGAATCTTCCTTCATACCAAGCTGCTTCAGCTCTGTCTCAGCCTCTGCCTGCTTCTTAGCAAGCTTCTCGACCTCTTCCCTTGCATCATCCAGCTTAAGATGAGTATAGGTATTGAGAGTGACGCTGATATCCGAATGCCCCATCAGATACTGAAGCACCTTAGGATTCATTCCGGACTTTGCCATATTAGAGCAGTACGTGTGTCTGCATACATGAGGTGTAATCTTCGGAAGCTGAATGCGATAAATGCTGTTATACTTATCAACTGCATGCTGGAAGTACTTCTCCCAGTGCATAGCCACCATCGGCTTACCGTCCTTGTCAAAGCAAAGGAAGCCTGAGTAGCCATCAATCATCGGCTCCACCTTAAGCTTAGGTCTTGCCTTGATGATATTCTGAAAGCATTCATACACATCGTCCTGCATCGGAATCACTCTGGTACCGGCGTAGGTTTTCGTAGTATCGATGTAAACCAACGTCCCGGTCTTCTGAAGCTGATGGTCAATATTGATGGTTCTGTTCTCCATGTCCAGATCCTTCAACGTCAAACCTGTAAACTCCGAAATACGCATCCCTGTCTTAAACAGAATGTACATACCGTCATAATACTTGCAGTAGTGCGCATCGTTTTTTATAAATTCGAGGAAAGTTCTTTCCTGTTTCCTTGTAATGGCCTCACGAGTGACTGCGTCATTTACCAGTACAGTAGCAAGTTGAAACTCAAATGGATTCTTTCTTAATATATCGTCATCAACTGCCATCTGAAATGCAGGTCTCACAACACCTCTGATCGAATGAATTGCTGAGAAACTCTTTTTATCCTCCTGCTGTAATTTGATGAGCCACTCCTTTGCATCGGATAATCTGACCTTGTCGATTCTCCTTGCTCCGAATGGTTCCTTTTCCAGCAGATTGATTACAGTTCCGTAACCTGCTCTGGTTGTATGCTTAACTCCGGTCTTAGTTGCTATATACTTCTTCACAAGCTGAAGAACCGTCAAGCCACCGCCATCAGGAACAATCATATCATCCAAATCCTTATTGATTGCCTTCTCCTGATCTCTTAAAGGCGCATTATCTTTTTTGCCGGCTGGAATACTATCTGTAGCCACCAATCTCCAACTGTAAACTGTCTTGCGCTTACCATTGGCATCAATGTATCTATACTTATAGCGTCCATCCGCTTCCTGGCTCTCTCCTGTGCGAAGAATGCGATTCTTACTATCGCGTCTCTTTTCGCTCATTGAACTTCGTCTCCTTTCGATTGAGGGAGCCATGCTATAATATTTATTTAACATAGTCCATAGTATGTATCCGACTATGTATCAATATGCTATCACATTCACGGCTCCTTTGCCACAAGAAAATTGAAAAATTTTATGAACTCAGATCACATTCATCTGACTGTCCATATATTTTTCAAACTGCTCACGCTTGATCAGTGCTCTGTTTCCGTTCCAGAGGACAAAATCCTCATCGGAATGCTCCTGAACAAACATCTTCAGTTTCTTGTAACCTATTCCGAAATACTCCGATGCTTCATTCAGCGTTAATGTGTACTTCTGCCACCAAGGCAGTTCTCCTTTTTCGATACCGTTCATCTCAGGCACGTCTCCTTTCCAATCCGGTCCGCGCTAAACGGATGTCCACCGGGCATCCAGCGCCCTTCTACCTTCCTAAGCGCCTTTTGACGAGATAATTCCGGTAAAAGCCGAAAAAAGATAAAAAAGGCCTCCAGAATTTACTTTTCTGAAGGTCTATGCGAATGATTTAAGGTCATGCTTGCAATTATACTTTTCTATTCTTTTTATTTTTATATTCTGGCTTCATCTTTTCAATTGTATGTATTGCCGATATCCTCTGATCATCGCAAACAGCCTTATCCAATTCCATCAACTTATTTACCATCATGTGACGATTATTATGACTATCACGCTTGCTAGCGTTTTCCCAAGGTTCCTTTCCCGGTCCGTTATAAACCTCATAGATATTACCACTTTTATTCAGGTACAGAACAATAAGATAATCCGGCTCATGATTAATAACGATGTTATCCTGCTGTGAAATCTTAATCTGAACCTTCTTTCCATCAACTTCTCCATCATGAGCAACCGCCGATGCAGTATAAAGTTCCACACCGTAATAATAGGCCGCCATAACTTCTCCAATGCTGCCCACAAGATGCCCATCCAAAGTGAAATGCCTCCCTGGAAAATCAGCCTCCAATTCATTTACAATACCAATAAGCTTTTGAACCTGAAGCTTGATATTATTCATCTTTTCTTCCGTGTATGATATTCTATCTGTCATTTATCCATTTCCTTCTCTAACCAAAGTAATTTGCGAATTCCTTCTTTGCCTCAACCATTTCATTTGACGAAAAAGCACACAGCTTAACATCAACAATATAGCCAGGGAAGTCCTGCACGAACTTATTATAAGCTCTGCAGCATTGTTTTGTAGACTCAGCAACCGGATTAGGCAAATTGCCTCCAAATATTCCTGCACTTATCAACGGAAACGAGATGCTATGATACCCATTTTCCTTTAGTACAACTAAAGAATTGTAATATGCCTCAAATAATTCCTTGAAAGCAGAAGGCGTTCTGCCGAAATCAGGTCCAACTGCGTGTATGATTGCTTTTGCATTAATCATATTAAAAGCAGGCGTGATTACTGCTCCACCATCCTTTACCGGTGTTTGATGTTTATTACAAGCATCAGTGAGTTCTCTCATACCAGCTTTTTTAAAAATCACACCACATATTCCGCCACCAGCCCATAGACCGCCATTAGCAGCATTAACTACAACGTCTACTTCCTGATCTGCACAGGAACCATTTATCAAAGTTATCTTACTATTACTCATCTGCATCTTCCCCCTCTATCTTTTGCTTCATTTCCGGAATTGATTTAAGAAAATTCATTATTGTCTCATCAATAGTTCCACCGCCAATATCACCACTGAATTTTCTCTTTCTATTATCTTTATATGTAATTGTCAATTCATAGCTGCATCCATCACAAACACGACAATCTACGATTTCTGTCCAAGAACGATATAGCCATATAACTTGATTGTAGAAATCATTTACTCTATCTGATGAAATACGAATCTCATCCTTATCCAGAACTCTTTGACTCGCCCTCGGATATGCAAAATACTTGATAGTTCCATCCGGGTATACTTCGAAAGCCCATTGTTCTTCTGTTAATAATTCTGAATCCATAAATCCCCAGTTCGACCAATATCTAAATCTGACTTTAACAATGTCTTCAGCAAGAAAATGATCAACGCTCCATTCAAATTCACAATCTTTACAGAACTTATCTGGCATATCACAGCCATCAATATAGACCTCACAACCTCCAAGTTTCAATTCTCCTGCAACAGCTGCTTCCATTGCCTCCGAAGCAGGATAACCATACATAATCGGTATAATATTTTCAGATTTGCATTTTGGGCATATACATTTCGCCATAAGCGCATCCCTCCCATTTATCCCGGAAAGAATAGTAACTTTTTCAAATAAAGAGAATAGATTAACATTCTTTTACACATATCCAATTTGCTGTACCCCAATAACTCCTCGTCTTAAAAAGCCAATTGATAAAGATTCCGTCTCAAACTCTTGCATTTGAAATTCCTCAAACGTAAATTCTTCTGGTTTAAACTCATCATACTTGAACTCTTCATACTTGAATACATCAAATCCGACTGCTTCCATAACCTCAGCCGGAAGCTCATAGTTTTGTTCTACCAATCCAAACATGGTAAATCCTGTATCAACACAAAATGAAATAAATGCATTATATCCAACATTGTATGCAAATGAGCCAACAACTGAGCCAACAAAACTTCCCAACATAAAGCCTAAAATAGGAATCTCAATAAATGCTTGTGAGATGCCACCTCCTATAAGAGAACATGTCGAAACAAACATTTCTTTCAATAATTCATTAGCTAACTCCCTGGTCTGCATTTTTCCAGTTGCAACATTAAATGCATTCTTCATTGTATCCATTGCAATCACAGTAACAGCTCCAACAACTGCAGGATTCACACTTTTAAATGCTTCTCCCCATAGACCGGCCTTACAAGCAGTAATAATTGCCGCGGATACACTTCCTCTCACAAAACCTTCTGCACCACCCTGCAAGGCAGCAAATCCTATCTTTTGGAATTGCTTTTCGTCAAGTTCTCCATTCTTAATCAAATAGGAGATTGCCTTATATATTTCTGGTGCAACTTTAAGAACCATTGATATCGTAGCTGCACTTACACCAGCTTTAAATGCCTGCTTCATGACGTATTCATACTTAATCAAATCCTCAGTTGAGATACCTAACTCCTTTAGTGTTTCATCCGTAATCTTACCCTCTTTCGCAAGTCTGGCTAATTGTTCTGCTTCTTCCTTTGTTAAGGCGACTGACTCAGTACCTTTACCGTCTTTAATTTTGTCTGTCAACATATCTAATGTTTCTTGATATCTTGCTACCTGTTCTGGTCTTTTGCTTCCCTCCTCCAGTATTTTTCTTTGTAGCCACGCAGTAGCTTCCTCAAGTTGATCCTTTGGTATTACTCTTAGCTGCCCGCTATAAATCGGATCATTTAGAATTGTATCAATATCGTTGAGCCCTCTCTTTGATAAGAACTCCTCTAATGAATCTTTACCACCCTGAGATTGATATTCTTTAAATCTCTCAAATACACTTTTCGCCTGTTGCTTTGCACTATCAGCTCCAGTCTTGTAATATTTCAGGCCAAAATCTTTGCCAAAATTACTTGACACATCAGCAGAAGCAAAATCATGACTTCTATCTACATATGTACGACTCTTTGAACCTTTAATTATTGCATCAATATTAAAGGTATCGGAATGCCAAAACTCTGCAATGTCACCTTTCAAAGCATCAGGTTTAGTACGGAACCCATTAAAAGCATTCAAATCATCGTGCAAGATACCTATAGCATCTGCCACATCATGAACATAGGCATCTCCCATAGCGGCGGCAGTATAGCTTCCTGAATTCTTTTCAAAAAAAGAATATCCCTCTGCAAAACCTTCCATTCATTAGCCCTCCAAAAATTTTTGTAAACCATCAAGATACAAGGCCATAGTAAGACATCTATACTGTTGGTCTTTAATCTTCTTATGCGCAATACCTCCTGAAATCAGGCCATAGATGGCCGCAGGATAAACGACAGGTAAAAATACACCTATCCACTTAGCAGCATCTGGAAGGCTGTTAACAATATTAACCGTCGCCTTTTCAAACTTTTTCTGATATTTTCCGCTGAAATCAAGAAATTTCTCATACTCATCCTTTTTCAGCATTTTATCATCTACATACATTACAGCTCTTTTTCCAAGCCACCCATAACGCATACCATACTTATCAAGTTTAAAATCTACATTTTTCCCTTGTTCCTTTGCTTCCTTAAAACTTCCAATAAATAATATGTGAGTATTTGAAGTAATCTTTGGTAAAGTATCCTTATAATTCTTTGGTGTATAAATTGCCGCAGTAACCATACCATCCTTGGTTCCGACAACCTCTCCATCCACATCATCATTCTGACCTATCAAAGCCATCAAATAATTCGCATACTCCATTAATTTCTCATCACACACAATCATCAACTCGGTTTTCGCATTTTGATTTTCAAACATATTATTTCCTCCTGGTTTCCTCAGCTTTTTTACAACTATTGTTTTCTATTCTTAAACTCTCAGAGCAATGTATTACTTCATATTCATTAAGAAGAAGATAACCACTACTTGCATTACAATCGTAAGCGGTACTCCAACTGTAAAATAATCCTTTCGCGTTTTATGCCTTAATAGATACATCGCTATCAGTGCACCTATTGAACCTCCTGCAAATGATAATCCTAATAACGTTACAATTCGAATTCTGGATTTTCCTTCAATAGCTGCTATTTTATCAATTGCAAAAGCTGCAAATGTAACAAAATTTATTGCAACTAAATAGGTTAACAATACCTTGTGCCGATCAAGAAAACTCCAAAACGCAAGTGTAATATTATCCGCAAGATGTCCTTTAATTATTAGTAGCAGAATAATTTGGATAACAAATATACATGCCACAAAAATTCTAGACATCATATTTCCTTTTTCAGCTTTTCTATCAAAAATAAGTATTGCTACAATAATCCCAGCGGATCCTCCTATCAATGACACTATTGTAAGGAAAGTATCAATTTGTCCTTCGGCAGTGTAATTATATAACAGCATATTTATAATAAATGAGATTAATCCCACTATATTTATTATGATAAGATAATACTCAATTCCTCCTAATTCCATCAAATCACCCCCTGGACTTCTTGGTATGATAGCAAATTACAAATTTTTGGTCATACTCATAAACAGCATTTTTTTCAATAGGTCTGTTTTCATCGCCATCCAACAATACACTTTCAACTGAACCGTCTTTAGTTATCCAGCCTGTAACCAGATCCTCTATTTTTCTTTCATATATCTGAGTAAATCCCTGCTCTTGTAATCTGCCCCCCACACTTATGTTATTTCCTCGTCTTAATTCACTATGTGAAAATGGCATGCGTATAGTCTGCTTTTCGTGGTAAGTAATATAAACCTCAGCATTTTCAGGGAACACCATTCCGGCTTCAAAATAACCTATTCCATTAATAACAACCTGCTCAACTTGGAAATAATATCCTGAGCTTCGATCATTTATGTCTTTAACTGAAAACGTTTTGATATTTTTGAATCCTGTTTTTCTAAGCATTGAAATGACAGGGTATAAATGCTCTCCAATAACACCATTTGTTCCGTAGTTTACAGCCAAATTTCCTGTATTCCCCAAAATCCGCTTCAAGATTTTTTCTTTATATGCATAATTCAGTCCCCTCTCGGTTTCTAAATCTTTATTTTCATCTACATAATCAGACAAATCTAACAAATAGATTCCTCTTTCTCTATAATAATCATGAATCCAACCAGAAATCATTTGTCCATAATGACTCGGAATAGAAGAATCTTCATTATCAGTTTTTGTCCAGTAGGTTCCTGTAACATGTCCCCAATCATTGAAATCTACACTAAAGTCCCAATCAGAATATCCAGTCTGAGATTCTACATTGCAATATATTATACCACCACGCACAGAAACATCCTTTATTCTTTTAATCTTCCTACCAGCGCGTTTTGCCATTTCTTCAAATGTCTCAAATGACAACCCATCATTGAAAAAGCATGGCATGTCACGTCTTTTCGAATTAACTGCACGAGTTCTATTCCATTCTGACTCTTGCGCTTGAAGATCGGCCATATAACGATTAAATTCTTCCTCTGCTTCTTCTCGATCTGCTGCATCTTTTTTCATTCCATTTTTAATCAGCAATGCAGCTCCTCCTATAATAAGCCAATCAGAAAAACCCATTATATTTCCTCCCTTCAATCTGTATATTTAAAAACTTTTTCTTCCTTTTTTCTTTTAATCATAGGAATTACTTTTTTCTTTATTCCATAGCCAACACCGCACAATCCAGCGAGAACAAGCAAAATCCAACCTGCACTACTACTTTCAGATACTTCATTATCCGCACCATCTTTGTTGTCTTTGAATAATGCATCTATATACTCTTTAGGATAATACTTTCCATACCAATACACATATCCCATTGCAGTGTAATCAATATCATCATCCCAATCATGATCATCTTCGTAGTCCCAATGTTTTGACATCACTTGCATCTCCTTCCTATTTTTTATCTTTTATTGCCTTCATAAGCCAAGCACTTGTCCCTCCAACTAATGCTATTCCCGGTCCAACAACAGGTATTGCAGCCAACGCTGCTGCCATGCCTAATGCACCTGCAGCACCAACAAGCTCTTTTGATACTTCCTTTCGTGTTGTCGTACCTGCTAATATTGACGGAGTAAGCATATTTGCCTTAGCTAGTAATGCCTCTCTATCTCTCGAATCATATTTTTCCGGATTGTCGATAAACACCTCCAGCAAGCACTTTAATATTTCAGTATCTTCGGGTGAAGCTGCCATTTCTGCGTCTAATACAGCTCTCATTGCGATATATTGCGTTTTATTTAGCTTATTTCTTTTTGCTTCGAGGTTATTTATTGTCTGACGTGTAACACCAATACGTTCTCCAAATTCTTCTGCAGTCCATCCGGCAGCACGTCGAATCAATAATAAATTGTCTTGTAATCTTTCTATTTCGTTCATTTGGCACCTCCTTATGTTTGTATTTTATACTCTGACAAATATTTTGTCAACAGAAACATTTTTGTCAGCAAAAAAGCCTGCAAGCACTTGGACTTACATCCCAACACCCACAGGCTCACTCTAATAACCCTATTCACTTACACTCTCTGGCAGAAATCTAACGCAATCCATCCAGCACCAGACTTCAGTTTTCCCCATCCTGCATCAGCACCTTTACCGTCCTTAACCTCCAAGATAGTAAACACCCCAACACCTGTATAAGCACCAGTCTTCGCTGTATTAGTTCCAGCACCCTTCCTGATATTACCATAATTGACAATTCGTTTTGTGGCTGACATCAGCTTGCTTCTTTTCATAAGAGCAGGTGACATTTCCACCATCTGCCTTGCCACATCAAATACAATGGATGCCTGCTGCCTGTCTGCAGCTGCACCATACACCTCAGCACTCGGCTCATTATCCGCGTACAATAAATAAAGAGCGATAGCTGCTGCCAATTCGCTCTTACCTACCTTCTTACATATTTCAACAAACGCTGTACGGAACTGTCTGTTCCCATCAGTCTTTACAATTCCAAAGATATCTCTAATCAACTGCTCCTGCCACGGCAACAGCCAGAATCTCTTTCCGGCCCATTTACCTTTTGTGTGGCAAAGGTTCTCAATAAAAGTAACTGCCCTGTCAGCTTTATTCTTATCATAATGAGAAGTCGGAAGCATAAATCTTGTCGGCTGGTAGTTTTTCAGCTTTGGATAATCTTTAGGCCTTGTTTCCTTTGCCATTAAGAATCACCCCCAAGTAATGCCTCCATCTCATCTTCTGGCTCCTGCCCTTTACTATTACCTGCAATAATTCTGCTTCGTGAAGATGGCGTAAGACCAAACTCTGATGCCGCCTGCAGCATCAACTTCTGATTGGTATTTGCAATTCCAACCCAAGGTGTCTGCTGTTGATATCCTTTATCAGTCTCAAAAGTAGAACCACCGGAGGTAATATGCTCCTGCGCTTCCTTCCATCTTGCATAAGACTGACAATATGCAGCAAACGCTGCCATATCCACTTCTGTAAGAACACCCATCTGATTCATTAGCTCAGCCAAGCGTTCCCATTCCTTCTTTGCTTCCGACATTAACCAGTCAGGACAAGTAGGCATTCCCTTTGCTGGAACAGGCTCATTCTTATTCAGTTTTCTTTTTCCAGGATTGCCTTCCAGCTTCTTAACTGCTGTGGGCTTTGGCTTTCTTCCTGCCACTGGAATCCCTCCTCCCTCATTTTTTTGCATAATAAAAGGACCATGTATCTCTACACGATCCCACAACTACAAGTCGAAAAAAATACTAGTTTTCTTATTCTGTTTTTCCTTTTTTTGCAATTACTGAAGGCAAAATAAGCGGTTGCTGACCAAATGAAGCTGTAATCTGTCCTATAAGCAGTGAAATTCTACTCATCAATTGAGCAGTAACAAAATCTCCATTTTCTCCGAACTCTTCCGCAAGATTAATTTTTGTCCATTCATGCTCTGCTTTTCGTTCATTAAATTTCAAATCCGCACCAAAAGAAACATTCAATGCGAATAACTCCTCTGGTTCAAACATCAACGTTCTCGTTACAATAATTCTAACGCCGTCCTCATTAGTCATCACTTTCAAATTATCTTGGCATAAGAGCGATAACTCTTGCTCACAATTATTATTTAAATTTTCAATTCTCTTATAACTAACTGTATCCAAAAATATTTCTAATTCAGGTTTGAAATACTCTGAAAGATTCCTAATCATAACGATATCACCTCATCCTTGTAAGTATGTTTAACATTCATAAATGGAATAACTTTCTTACTATTAACTGTAGTTTCATTAACATATCTAGAATTGTCCATTCGAATTGTTTCTGTTAAATCTCTAACACTTTCTGCCAAAGCACGCGTTTGTGACTGATCACTATCTACAAAAGCATATACTGCTTTTTCTACCTCCGCATTTAAAGAACAGCCATCCTTAAAGGCACATAACGCAAGTTTCTTGTGAAGTTCTGGTGAAATCCTTACATTAAATGTTCCTTTATATTCTTTCTCTGGATCTTTTCCAACTTCTTTACAAAACTCCAGATAATCATCTACCGCAGAATGAAACTCAACTTCAATGCTAGAAATATCCCCAGCTTCAAAGTCAACATAATCATTAATTCCTTCTATTTTTCCTCTTAGAGTCATCGATTCCGCATCAAATTCAATCTTTGTATGATAACCCTTATACTCCATCATATTGTTCATCATAATTCACCCATCTCCTCTAAACGAGTTGCCAAATCTTTTATTGCACCAATACTCATCTCATCTCCCGGATGAGGTTTATGTAATAAAATAATACGCTGATCACTAGCTCTGTAGAACTTAACTCTTGAGCCAGATGTTTTCCCTTTATTAAATTCCTCAAATCCAAGTTGTGATAACAAGTACTTTGCCTCTGAATAGGTATAATCCTTTGGGCGCAAAGACAACCTTTCTTTGGCTTTATCTATTTTACTCATATAGAAAGCCCTTTCTCTGCAACTACTTTCTAGTTGCATTTTATCATATTTAATCTTTTTGTCAATAGCATGACCTTTTCTGGATATCAAAAATCACACCCACTATCCTTTGTTATACCAATACCTCCAGGTATTTTTTCATGGTATCTCCACATTTCATCATCTCTGCATATCTCACCAGCCGATTGATATTTCTGTCTTTTCTTCTAAGATAGCTAGTAAGAATTTCTTTTGTTTCTTCAATCCCAACCTTCTCTCGATAAAACACAATATCTACAACAGTTTTTTCGATATCATATATGCGGAAACGATTCGTCCCCTCTTCAATTACGGTGATTCCCAGTTCAAATCTTTCATCTGTATAGTAATACAGATTTACTTCCGGCCAATCCGGTAGAGTTGATACCTTTGCTTTTCTCGGAATTGCTACATCAATGGCATCCGGGCGATAAGTAGACAGATTATAATACACAGCTGCACTCAGCAGACAAACTACTCCGTCTGGTACAAATGCATAGGCATAGTAGAAATCCGATCCCTCACCATCAAAATTTGCATTTTCATAATACTTTTTATTCAGTTTTATCAGGATCCCCTGGTCAACCATCTGATTGATTTTATAATAGGAAAACCCTTTATCTTTCAGCTCTTGAACTGAAAAAATCATTTGGTCATTGGAAATCTGTGCAGTCTTTATCATCTTTCTCACCTCAATTCCAGTATATCCAAATTCGCGATGATTATTTAAATGAAATTCGGCATTTTATCATTTTGCCGAATTTCGTTTAAATTATAATAATCATTTCACGATTTGTCAATGGATTTCAGTGAGCTACCCCCATATTCCATTTCGCGACTGCATACGCAACACCCACCCGCCGTTCTATAGGAGATGGATCTGTAGAGATTTGAATCGCCCCTACCCCTATACACATCAGTGGTTATGCCAACGGTCTCCTCTCTTTGCATGAATCTGTGAATGACACGACTTGCACAACGCAATCAGATTACTCCGATCATGTGTGCCACCTTCACTCAACGGCTTCTTGTGATGAATCTCTTCCACCGGAACTGCAAGTCCACGTTCAAAACACAGCTCACAGAACGGATGCTCCGCAGCATACTTATCACGTATTCTCTTCCATGCACGACCATAACGACGTTTGGTTTGCTTATCTCTACTGAATTTCTCATAGTCACTGCTTACTTTCCTTGCATGCTCCTCACAGTACCGTCCGGCTACTAATGCAGGACAGCCCGGATAGCCTAGATGATCATCCATTTCCGTTTCAAGCATATCTTCCGGATTCTTCCTGGATTTCTCCATTCAAAAGAACCCTTCCTTTGTTGTCACGTCTTTTTGTGCTCATTTTCTACCTCCACTTCAAGGCGTGACATGGCATGTAAACATTATAACACGTCAGGCCTCTTCTTTCCTCAACTTTTACAAAATTTCTCAAGTACTTGATATGTATGATTCGTCCTCTATTAAATACTTGAAGCCTTAAAAAGCTGATTGCAAATTTTCTTGTATCTTTTTGTAAGTTCTCATCTACTCCTTACACAATACATTTGGGTTGAAAAAAAGCTAATTACTAAATTGGGCAGAAAAAAATGCCTCCTAGAAATTCTAGAAGACATTTTTATGCATTTTCGCTATTTTCTCCGAAGAGTAAAACATGTTTATGAAATCACATATTTGATTTTCAAACTGTTCAAATTAGTTTGATATGTTAAGTACTGGTCCTGTTGTAATCTTCCGACAACGATGCCCGGAAGAATATTTATTTTTTTAGCAAATGCTCTGACAGAATCTGAAGTAAATCCTCTCGGATTATCCTCTATGAATTCCAAGTACTCATCTTTCGGAATAAGTGTATCCTGTGAAAATAAGTCTGCTTCCGTCTCTAATTTCTGAATCAAAGCATCAGTTTCTAATCCAGCCTTATTCTTTTCGCTTACAAGAAGAACCTTTACTCTCTGCTGTAATACATGACCTAATTCATGGAATAAGGCAAACCAAAAAGTATCTGCGTATTTTCTTCTATCATTCAAGGCCAAAACAACTTTATCTTTGCCAAGCCATTTAACAGCACCATTAACACCACAGTTCTTAAGATTAGGAAGAAGCACCAAAGCCACACCGCAACTTGCCAGCAGTTCTTTCAGTCTAGGATAGAACTTCTTCGGATCCTGTACTGTCATGCCTCTTATCTCTGGAATAGCTGCTGATAATTTTTTCTTGTCATAAGGTTCAACATCCATTCCTGATCCAATATTGATAGCAGTCTGAACCCATGCATTTGCATTGATTACATTAACATCAGTAACCTCTGGCACACTAGTTCTATACTGTACCAAGAAATCACGTTCACTTAAAACACTTAATGAAGAAACCTTGAAATAGCGTTGTAATTCCATGACCTTTTCCGTTGCAACTCGTGTTGCCTTAGCCAATCCCAATTCAACCCAGAATTTATATTCAATCTGGCGAACAAGCTCACATTCCTTATCCAACTGTATTCTTTTCTCAATTTCAAGTTTCTTCTCAATATATTTCTGATTTAAGTTAAGCCACATCGTAGTTGAAGTTCCAAAAACAATGGACAACTTTAAGACCATCTCATCAGTAAGATTTATTCTTCCATTTACCAAATCACTCACATATTTTGGAGTCGTCTGAAGGCGTTTCGCTAACTCTTCCTGAGTAATGCCTTGATCTTCAATATAATCCTTTACATAGTAACCAGGATGAAATGCAATCAACTCTTCATATTCAATCTTATTCATAGTGATTAGACACCTCCCATGCTATTATTATTTCCGTAGATTTATAAACTATATTCACATCTTTTTCTTTACATTCATTTCCATCGGCATCTACGGGAATGATGATTAAGCGATATCCTGCCCTACGTCCTGCAATATCAAGAGCATACTGTCCATCTCTTTTTCCTTGTAGGGGATGCAGATGATAAATCTGCATTTCTGCTATATCCTGCAAATTTGCTGAGCTCTCAATCAAGTTTATCAGCGCATGAAGCTTCTCTGCAACATTAGCCGGCAAATCTTTCTTGGCCTTTTTCAAATCTGTACATAGCTTCTTTACTGTATTGTCATGATATCGAATTTCTATAACTGCATCCTCCTTTCTAAAATAAAATTACCAAAATGGTAATTTTTTCTTTATCATAGCACCATTCATCCAGAATTTCAACCTCTTTTCACTTATGATTATTGATAGGTTTCTTCTAGTTACAATGATTCTACACCGCACTCAGCGTATCTATAAACTTTTCAAACTTCTCCCTCTTAATCTGAACCCTGTTACCATTCCAAAGCAAATAATCTGCTCTTGGATTCTCCTGAACTAGTCTTCGAAGCTTTCCCTCTCCAATCCTAAAATAAGCTGCAGCTTCTTCAATTGATAAGGTGTATTTTTTCCAATATGGAATCTCGTAATTACTCAATCGCATCCCCTCCTTTCTGATATGACTTAGCGATTTCTTGCATTTCTTTCATCTTCTCCTTTGCTGTCGCAGTTCTCTTGCTGGCTCCATTTACGCAAACAGAATGTTTTTTCATACTATGTTCTAGAATTATTTTCAAAAAATAGATACCATACAGATAACAAACCCAGCCGTTCCTATCAAGTCTCCCACATCATCATGGTTATCTTGACAGTCTCGCCTGGGTTTGTTGTGTAGTAGTCAACCGCTTAGGATAAGCGTGGGTGGTTATCCCTTATCACACAACCTCCACTTTCTTAATCAGAATTTCCAAATTTATTCACTATAATTATGTCTGACTCACTGAAAAATTTTTCGTCATACTCAATCATTTTCATTGTCTAACTGAAAATCATAAATCAAAGCTATTATTAACTGATGCTCAGCAAAATCTCTCCGCACTCTCATAATCTGCAACCTCACTCACTGTCAAAATCAATTTACCTCTTAACTAACTCAACAATCCTTTGATGCAACCTACTATACTCACACTTTTCAGCTCCCATCTTTAGCAATGAAGATAGCTGTGCAGTTTTCTGAATTCCTGCTTTTTCGTTCAGGGTCTTCGTCGGCAATAAATAGAAATCCCATTGTGAAATATCTAATGGATTCACTGTATCTTGTTCTGTGTGCTTATGAACACAGAACACATAAATATCCGATTATATCTGTATCTGCCAAGAAATCCTTGCACATAAACTCAATATCATCAAATTTGATAATCTCACTTGAATAACTCCATACAGATTTAGAAGTATCAAGACAAATGACTGTTACTGGCTCTGCTTCTTCATTCTCTTTAAATTCTCCGACACAAGTAATCTTTTGCTTATTACAATGTTATCTGGTTGCATCAGCTCATTATATTTAATGAGTGCAGATAATTTTGCATTTATAGACTTTGCATTTAGATTCTGTCCTGTCCTCTTACAGATTTTCACATTCTTCAAATAGCTTTTATATTCCAGAATATTTTCCCTATACAGCTTCTTAAATTCTACATCCCCGAAGCTGTCATTAAACCATCTGAAAAATTCCTTTACCGATGCAACATATATTTTGATTGTCTTTTCGGATTTTCCCTCTAAGTGCATCTTGTTTTTAAAATCCCTTATCAGTTCATCCATAAGCGCACACCTCCTAGAAATTTTATTGAATTATTATTTTGCATATTTTCAGAAATTATATTGAAATTTCTTTTTGCTTCCTACTTACTAATACACATTTTTTCAGTAATATTCCCCTTATATTGAAAAAATAATTGAGGTCATTTTTGCCTTATTTCTTGTATATATTCCGTATCTCCGTTATACTATATATGGAAGGAGTTGATTTACATTTACATTGAGATTCAGAAGCCGAACCGCTTCAAAGATTTATTACATAAGATTCATTCTAAAGTGGAAGATATATTGTTTTCCATTCTACAACACACACCAGATAAATTCATTCCAAAATCCCTTATGCGTTAGTTTGAGAAATACACCACCAAACGACTTGCACAACTGAAAAGTGATGTGATCCGCAAACGCTGGCAGACAATCGAACTTGAAAAGGCTGTTGATAATATCCACCAAAAGCAGCAGTCATAAAAATAAGAGGTCTTTCTTCTATATATAATATAGTAGATTTACCTCTTTTTTGTTTGAACATCTGTTCCCTTTATGTTATACTGTTATTGTGTAATTGAAACGAAAGTAGGATGTGATTTTCCGATTATTAGATGCCCTCTAGTTTACAAAGGAGGGTGATGCCCTATGAACACGCTTGAAGTTTTAACTTTAGTGCTAGTAATTTTTGCGGCTCTGTCTTACATAGACGATCATAATAATAAAAAGAAATAGCATCCCAACCGACCAAAGTTAGATGCTATTTCATATTTAGTATTCAACTGAGGGCAAATCGGATATTACATCCGATTCACTTTCTAAGTAGATTATACACTAGGGCATTTGAGAAATCAAGTGCCCTTTTTAAACCATGAAAACAACGTTTTTATTATGGTTCTCTTTCCATTTTTTCCTTTATAGCTTGACGAATAAATCCAGCCTTTGTATATTTTTTGCTTGTACAATATTCTTCCAATGCTTCTGCTTCTGCTTTTGGCATAGATAATTTTACTTGTTTATAATTATTTTTTAAATATTTTTCATTAGCCTTTTTTTGTGCGTCCGAAAGTGCCACCATTACGTCCTCTCTTTCCCTATATCGTTAAGGATATACCCTTAACCGATTATAGTATACCATAAAACATCCTTCTATTTCATCAATTTATATTTAAAAATCACTTTTTTATTTCGCTACTGCTGTCTCTTTAGCAACCATTTTTCTAATTATTCCCTTTGTCATTTTCCAAAAAACGTTGTATTTGTGTTTCTTTTCCATTTGATATGTGAGAATTTCATCATTACAATGAGCAATAACAAACTTGCAGATTCTATTTGCCGAATTTCTATCATATCCTATAGCCACAAGTCCATGCTACATAAACAGGTTTAATTCACTTCTATCATCACCTTCAAATTCATATGCCATACCTGCACTAATTTTACTCTTCACAGTCTGCACATTACTTTTTGTTTGAGATACTGTCTGTGTTTTTTGCCTCTGAGTAGAAGCAGTTCCCGGCAACTTCTCTTTTCGTGAAATATTAGTATAGCCTTCCTCTTTCCAAAACTTAACTATGTTATCGTAATCCTTATCCTTACTGATAATCACATAACTACATTCCTTACCATACACTCCCAACAAATGGCCTAGGTAAGAAACCAGATGCATATCCAATGACTGCTTTCGCACTGGAACTAAATGAGATTTGATATCTCCATTTAACCAAAAAATATCCTGTCTTATATTTGTTGCATTCTGTGTTGAGAAAATATGCACATGTTCTTCCTTTGTCATACTTTCAATATTCGCAATGCCATCATTATGAACATTTTCAAAATCAATCAAATAAAAAGTTTTCATTTATCTATTCACATCCTTTTCAAGGCAAAATTTTTCCAAAATATATTATGCAATCTTATTTTCGTTTTTTCTATAGCAATATAACGCCCCAACCATCAAAAGCCAGAGCGTTACCTATCATCTATATTAAATTACCTTAAACATTTTCTGCGACATCGGTTTCTCATTCTTCTGTTCAACCTCCGCCTGTGCTTTCCTAAACTCTTCCATCCGTTTCAATTCTTCCTCTGCATCATCGAATCCGATATGCGTGTACACATTCATTGTAACCGATATATCCGAATGCCCCATGAGGTACTGTAATATCTTTGGATTCATTCCCGATTTTGCCATATTCGAGCAATAGGTATGTCGGCATACATGAGGCGTGATATTTGGCAACTGCACCCGGTAGATGTCATTGTATCTGCCGACCATATGATTGAAACGATGTTACCAGTACATTGCCACAAGTGGCATTCCATTATCATCGTAAAACAAGAATCCACTATACATTCTCTACTTCTGTCCTATTTGGTAAAATGCTGTTCCAGATCTAATGATAAACTGGATATTTCTTCTATTTCAGTGGAGATATTGTTGATGGAATCATTCTGTGCCGCTATCGTTTCTGTTATATTCTGAATCGTAGCTGAATTCTCCTCGGAAGTAGCTACCAGAGTCTCTATTTCCTCCTGAATATGGTTAAAATGATCTTTCACATGTTCAATGATCTGATATTCTTCACTGACTGTTTTACTTGCATCATCTGTTGCACTGTTAATGTTTGTAAAATATTCCAACAGTCCACTGACCATTTCTACACTGGCTGCGGCGGCTTCTGTTCCCGCCGTAATATTCTTTGATACCTGAGAGGTTGTTTCTGTCAGCCATTTCAGAATCTCCTGAATATTGTTGGCTGATTTGGCACTTTCCTCTGATAAGGAACGAATTTCGTCTGCAACAACTGCAAACCCTTTGCCATGTTCTCCCGCTCTGGCTGCTTCTATTGATGCATTCAGAGACAACAGATTCGTTTGGGAAGCAATGGAATTGATATCCCCCAGAATAGCTGTGATCCTGTTCATTTCTGTAAGCAGTGAATCTGTAGACTGACGTGCCGACTCTACCGTCTGTTCCATTTCCAGTATAGAATTCTTTGCATGAACAACCACATCATTGCCCTTGGCTACAGCCTCCTGTACCTTCTGGAATCCACCATCTAACTGTGTAGCCAGTTCATGGTTCTTATTGATCTCATCTGTAGCAGCATTGATCTTATCCATAACTGTAACCGTAGATTTGGCAGTATCCTCTACTACCTGCCCCATCTGAGTCGCTTCTGTCCTTACACTGCTGCTGCCCTCTGCGAGCTGATGAATAGAACTCATGCTTTTTTGAATTGTTGTATTCAGATTCTCTGAAATTTCATTTGCTACGCTGGCATTTTGTCTGACCTGTTCCAGCGCTTTTTCCGTCTTTTTAACAACATTCGCACCACGCTTCGTTGCCAGATATAATAATACGCCCGTTACTGCAAAAAGGAAAACGCGTGAAACAACACCCGCCCATGAATATTCATTTCCCGCAATTGTTTCCGGACTGAAAATCATAAAAACTATGGAGATTGCTGTAAAAGGTACTGCAAACCAGATAATCACAGATTCTATAAAGTATGATGTCGTCATTGCCAGGAGGACATAATTCGCCAAATATGCTATTGAATTACCTCCTGTGATCCATGAATAGACCAATGTACCTATGGCCGGTGGAAATACCAGCATCAATATTTTTTTATCATCAGGCAAAGGCAAAAAATAACCTATTGTTGAAATGATACCACATACGATTACAACAATACTGCCTTTCAACGCCATAACAGATAATCCAAACCCCAATACCGAAACCATACTCAATGCAAGAATGGAACACCATGTAATGATCAGATTTTGTTTATGTAACTTCTTCATATAAATTGTCCTTTCCTTTCTGAATACATACCAATTTATAGCACTAATTTGACACTTACATTATAAAATTTTATGTGTAAAAATACAATATTTTGGAAACTATTTTTATTTATAAACTGTTTTTGTTTTTATTTTCTCTCATTTTTCAAAAACTTTTGCGTGTTCATTTTGTACATCAGGCGAAATCAACAGATTCTTTCTCCTTGGTGTGAATGACCATTGGCTTGTCATCCACTTTCTTTATCTTCAATGTTCTCACCTTCTTTCTACATCCATTACCCCAAAATGGGTAAAAAAAACAGCCGCTAAGGTATTTAACCCTAACGGCTTCTTAACTTATTATTTTATAAATTTCTCTTAATCCTCAATCTGTGGAATATTAACCAGTTGTTGCAATTTCTTTTCAAGAACTGCCTTATCTGGTAACAACACCTTCTAAATCTTTATCATCAACAGAAATGCATTCGTATTTCCACGGTTCATATTCGTCATATCGCTCGCTCTGCCGAGGAGTATTCATCATAATTCCAAACTCATGTTTTGCCATATACCATCACCTCCGCAACTCCCGATTTTGCGATTACATAATCTGGGAGTTGTCTGTTATTAAATACCTGCGGCAAATTCTTCTATTAAACTGTTTATCAATTCCGGTTTATCTGTATTAGAATTATGTCCAGCTCCTTCAATCCACTTCAAAGGAATTTTGCTCTTTTGGTGCCATGCTTTGTTATACCTTATACATGAACCGGCATGGTCTTGAGTTCCACATATTAACAGAGATGGGCACTTCAGTTCATATGGCAGATCCTTTTCCATGGCCGCTGCCAAAATACGATAGCCATGTCCAGCAATTTGTGCATAGCGTTTCTGGTTTCCGTCATAATTCAGCATCATTTCACGCATGAGGCTTCTACCATAGTCAGTCGTGGCAACGCCTTCCGACCCCGATTTCAGGAGCCATTTCCACGGATAATGAGCATATACCGGCTCCATCCGTTTCAAAAGCCAGATCTCAACTGCCGTCACATAGCTTCGTTGCAGCGGTGCAGAGTCAATGGAGACAAAGCCTGTCATTTTGTCTGGGTAAAGCTGCGCATAAGCCTGTCCCACATATCCACCCATAGACTGCCCAACAATAACAAGCTTTGTAAGTCCTTCTTGGTTTAAGATATCATCCAGCCATTTTGCCTTGTCGAACAAATCAAAATCAAACCGAAACGGCCATGAGGAAGCGTGTGCCGGTGCATCCCAGACGATAACATTATACCTGTTCTCGAAATACTGAATCTGCTTATCAAACAATCTATGGTCTGCCGTCAATCCCGGTAGAAAAACAAGGGTAATTTCATCCGGGTGTGAAACGTTTGTCCAATAGTGGATTGTTCCGCAAGGAGTCTGATATGTTTTTTCTTCCATTAATTTTCTCTCCAAAACTTCCGATTTTCTCAATTCTCCAAACTTGAAGTTAACTAATAGATGCCATTTTATCAGTCGGCCATGATCTCCTGAGAGCCACATAGGAGATTAAAAAGTTTGCAAGCCAACCAGCTGGTACAGCAAGCCAGACAAAGGCAATGCCGAAACGCGGTGCACAGATCAGGGCAACGGACAGACGAATCGCAAGGTTCACCATGTTTGCAACGAGGAACGGACGCATAATTCCGAGACCGCGAAGGACTCCATCGGTTGCCATCTTGATACCCATGAAGATGAAAAAGTAACCAAGCCACCTCATATAATCACCAGACACCTGATAGGCAAACGCCGTTCCGTCTTTTCCTAAGAACAGCGAGGAGATCTGCGTGTGTAGCGTTTCAATGACGAGAAAAGCAAGAACGGCAAAGCACACGTCCAGCACCAGCGCCGCATGGTAGCCTTTTTTGATGCGTTGGGGTTTGCCTGCGCCAAGGTTTTGGGAAACATACGGCGAAACCGCATTGCCGATGGATACAAAGATCAATGAAAAAACATTTTCCACCCTCATCGTTGCTGTATACCCGGCGAGTGCCTGTGTACCGAAAGGATTTACCACTGCCTGCACAATCATCATACCGATGGACACTGTGGACTGCTGTAAAACCGACGGCACCGCAATGCGAAGCATGGAATACAGCTCCTGCCGTTCAAACCTGTTAAAGGGGCTTTTATATTGCCGCATCCGTGCAAAGAAAATCAAAAACGAAAACACTGCGGAAATTCCCTGTGCAATCAGGGTTGCAATAGCCGCACCGAACACACCGAGACCTAGCCCGGCTACCATCCAAAGATCCATTAAAATATTCAGGATGGACGAAAAAATCAGCAGTCCTAGCGGAATTTTGGATTCGCCGATTGAGGTGAACATGGTAGAAAGAATGTTATACATAAACAGAAACGGAAAGCCCACAAAATAGACCCGCAGATACAGTACTGCATCATCCAGTATGTCGGCAGGGGTTTGCAGTCCACTCATCATCGAGTTGGCGAAGAAAAAGCCAAAAACACCAAGGACTATACTTAGAAGCAAAAAACTAATTAAGGAGGTTGACACGATTGTTTTCATTTTGCCATACTCCCTGGCCCCGAAATAACGGCTCACAAGCACACCGGCTCCGACACCGGCTCCCAGTGCCACACAAATGAACACATTGGTCAATGCTGCACATGCACCGACAGCTGCAAGTGCGGAAGAACCAACAAACTGGCCGACAATAATAGAGTCGGCCATATTGTATATTTGCTGAAAAAAACTTCCAAGAATCATTGGCATTGCAAAAACCGTCAACGCTTTGAGGGGCGTATCGGTTATCAAATACTCATCTTTCGACATTATCATATTCCTCCATGGTATCTTGTATCGTGGTATCCCATTCACTTACCTTCTCGAATTCCGATTTGTAAAACACATTCTTTTTTACATAGGCACAGTATACCACATTTCCTGTTCCTATGTGATAACATTTACTGCTTCTTCCGATATGAACTCATCTTCTCCACAGTAACCTCCGGATAGAAGTAAGTAAGAATCGTTGCTTTCTGCTCTGCCTCATTCTGCATGGAAAATCTTCTGCTTAATTCCTTATGTAAGTGAAAAGAAGTCCCCGAAGGAACTTCTTTCGCCACAAATCATATTCTTTTTTATCGAGGGAAGTCCGGGTTGATGATCCTACTGTTTTACAAAATAGGAGTACAATGGGGGGACAAATCCCATCCACATTCCCTAAAAGCCTTGATTTTAAGCCTTTTCAGCCAAAAGTACGGTTTCTGGGCAAATTATAGCATATTGTTGCAAGTCTATTCTTACAATTCCATCAGAAAATGTTCATGCAGCGCACGTTTCACCTGATCGAAATTACCTCGCTCCGGACATTGGATGGAAACAACCAATCCCTTCTCTGGGAGAATCGTTGTAATCTGTCCGAATGCGCCATCAGCACGATAGGATCCTGGATATGGACTGATCCAGAACTGATAGCCATATCCTACATGCCAGAGATCTGCAGATGGCTCGAAGGTAAATTTCGGGGTGGACACCTCCTGCACCCAGTCCCTGCTGACAATCTGCTTGCCCTTCCATTTACCCTCAGCCAGATAGAGCTGTCCCAGTTTCATCATCTCGGTACAAGTCAGATACATACCTCCGCCGCCATTCGGATGTCCCTGTGGATCATGCTCCCAGAGCGGCCATCCCATATCAAGGGGCTGGAATACCTTCTCATACAGATACTCTCCCATCCGCTTGCCAACGGCCCGTTCTACCATATGAGCAGCCAGAATACTGTCGGCAGAGGAATAGCAGAATGCACTGCCTGGCTCCACAGGAACCGGCTGTGCCATCATATATTTCTCATAATCCGGTGCGCCGACGCCCGGACGTCTGTCCGCATTCATCAGAAGTGCCTTACCAAAGCCACTGGACATGCAGAGCAGATGTTTCAACTGAATCTTCTCCAGATTTGGATCCGGATTTGAAGGAAGTTTATCTTTAAACACTTCCGCCACATGATCTTCCAGGCTTAGTTTTCCCTCTTCCATTGCGAGTCCAACTGCTGTTACCGTAAAACTCTTGGTATGTGAATAAATATTTCTCGGTGCATTTGCTGCGTAGTGCATCTCACAGAGTACCTTGTTCTCATCTCCGACACTGATAGCTTCCAGCGGCAGATTGTGGCTGCTGGCATAACGATGAAATTCCAAAAACTTCTCTTCCAGTAACATAATACCTCTATCCTTTCCGGCAAATCTCTGATGTCAGTCCGATATAACCGATGCGACGTGTCGCAAGGTTAAAACCAATCTATCTGACATCTCCAATCTGGTTCTATTATCTCATACACATCTCTGCATCTGTCGGCAGTGGCATCAGCGGTGCGGACGGCAGGGTCTGATACCAATAAGCAACACTGGTGTAATCATCGTAACGCGGTCCGGTCCAGCCCATGTTGTCGAGTGTCATACGAAACTTATTCTCAAAACGGATCGGGTCTGCAATATGGAAATGATACAGCAGGAATCTCTGCTGTCCGTTATAGAATTCCCGGTTGTCTCCATAGATTGCATACATGCCGGTATATAAGCCGCTGAAGGTCTGATAGCTCTTGATGATGATGTCATTTCCAAATCCATAGGAACCGCCGAAGTAGTCTTCAGTTCCGGTATAGTGGATAGACGGATACGGATCATCGTCCAGATACATGCGGGCTTCGCCTTCTACCCAACAGGTATTGTTGCCATTCATACCAGTTGCCAGAGTCACACCGACAAATTGTCCCCTGCCTTCGATTCCGTCAACGATTGTGTAGGTACGACCCTTCTGAACCGGGTGCTCTTGGCGATAGGTGGCATGGAAATAACCAGCCTCCGCCGGAATCTCCTGATAAACTCCGGTGATAATATAATAGAGATTTTCTTACGAAATAAATCTTATATGGCAGCCTCTTTTTATACAGACGCACAAAAAACAATTTTATTTTCCTATCAGCACCTGCTTTCCCTGAAAAGCAAATCCATATGCGCGAATTTGATCTGGCCGAAATCCTCTGGCAAGTAACTGCGCATCATATTGTTTATGACGAATCTGTTCTAACGCATTGTTCACAGTCGCATTCAAATCAGCCTCCGACTCCGGATCAATCACTTTAAATTCCAGAATAATTGCATCCGACTGACCAATTTCAACAGGCTCAAGCATAATATCATAACGCCCAAATCCACTTTCACGATTGGAGGTAATATGGTAGTTATCCTGCAGATCTACCATCAGTCCAAGAACAAACCCATGGTAAAAACGTTCCGGTTCTGCCGAAGCAGAAGGTCCCTTTCCCGTATCAAAGAAACTGAACGTTTCTAAGGCTATCCTGTTAATATAATGATTCATTGCCCGAACATCATCCGCAAGCAGTGCCTTAACAAATGCATTATAATTTGGAGTATATTTCTTAAACCAGCCATCGATCATTCGGCGAAACATGACATCTACCTCATGATTTGTCAAAGAAAGATGGTAATTCTGATTGGATGCAGCAGCATCCTTCGGAGCCTGATTAATTTTCAAATATCCACTTGAAAGCAACAAACTCCATATCGCAGTCATATTATCATCCAACTGATCAAATACAATCTGCTCATCAATTTCCGTTACCAGTTCTTTTCCAGACAGTAAATCCTCCATGGCCTCTTTGATTGCAGAATTTCCCCTTTGAATAAGATGTCCAATCAGGCTATTAGAACTGGTATTAGCCCAATAAATATCAATTTTTCTTTTATCAAGAAAATTCGTAATTGACCATGGATTGTATATATCCTTTTTGCCTCCAAAAACGAAACCATCATACCATTTCTTTACAACATCACATTGATCAGACATTCCGGCTTCATCCAGTGCTGTAAAGACTTCAGATTCTGTAAAACCAAACGATGTCGCGTACTTCTCGGAAGTAGTTGTGATCACTTCCAAATTATTCAGATCTGAAAAAATGGATTCCTTGCTAACTCTCGTAATACCTGTCATAATTGCCCGCTCAAGATATGGATTTGTCTTGAACGTTGCATTGAACAGGCTTCGAGTAAAGGCCGTCAGTTCCCTCCAATATCCATATGCATAGGATTCCTGTAATGGCGTATCGTACTCATCAAGCAAAACGATGACCTTTTTCCCATAATATTTGCTGAGGAAAAGGCACAAATTTTGTAATGCCATAACCGCATCGGCATCATTCATCTCC